AAATTGTCAACGTAGCCGTCTGGGCTGCAGCCTACTTCCCAGCCGTTGAGTAGCAAGAACCCGCAGTGCTGGACAATGTCACCCGTGACTGCCTCATAGTGGCCAGCCGCACTCGGCTCGAGATCAATGCCGCGCTGAATGTGAACCGTCGTGAAGTCCTCTTCCTGGGCGCGGCCCGTGATGCGCTCGATCACGAGTTGGAGTTTGTAGTCCGCCCGCGTGACCGCCTCACCGCTGCCGCTTTTAGGCTTGGCGCGCACGGCATTGGCGCGGCTAGAGGTCACTCGACCTGCTCTGGCTGCATGCCAGATCTCGGAGCGCTGCTCGCACTCGATGACGGTAAAGCGGCTCACGCGGTCACCTGCTCGGACATCTTCTTCATGGAATTCCAGCGGTGCGCTTCGTACTTCACCATGTACGCACGCATCTCCATGGGCGAATCCTTCCAGACCTTCAGGAGACGTTCGCGGCCTTCATCCACCACCGCGCCCAGGTCGGCAGACCATTTGTCGTAGCCAGCCGGGGGCTCAGGCTGTTCCTTCTTCGGGTCTGCTCCGCGTCCGTCATTGTCTTTCGTGGCCGCCAAGCCCAGAGCGATCTTCAATGTATACCGCTGGAGATAGGTGGCCGTGCTTCCAACTCCCTGGACGCTGTTCTTATTGCCGCTCTCGTCGTTATCCGCAGTCAGCTCGTTCTCTTCGAAGTGACCGTCGCGGTGCGCGATCTTGCAGATAATCGTGAGGCTTTTGCCGTTCTGCTTCGATCGATGACGCTGATTCAGTCCGAACTTGGCCAGGATCGGGTCGACCTCGTTGGCTACGTCCGAGAAATCCTCGTACTTGTAATGAGTGCGACCCTTCTGCGTCGTGAAATCAACCTCCTGCCGCTTCAGGATAGGCTTGATTTCCTTCTTGGCGTCAGCCATGGCAGCCTCAAACGCCTTCCGCGCTTGGTTGGCTTCCCAGCGCTCGGCGAGGTCCATGAGTTTGCTGACATACTCCAAGTCGGCGCCTCGCTGCACGGCGATCGCAAGCAATCCTGGCGGCGTGATATCGGCCGGAACCATTAGGGACTGTACGGAAGAGCGCTCTTTGCGCTCAATCGGGGACCCAGCTACCTCAATGACAGAACTCATAACTCCCTCCAACTCGAAATTCCAACCGAATCCCCGAAGTCCTCGCGCCAGTCGCCGGTGTAGTCCTCGTCAGCCTCCAGCGGACCGGTCTCGTCTACTGCCACCGATAGGGCGGCTGCATCCACTTCGTCTGCTCCCGGCGCCGCTTCAGTCGGAACCGGGAGCGCCAAGTCCTCGGGTCGATCCATTGGAGGACTTGCAACGTGGCCGGGATGCGCAGCGGTGGGGCGTGCGTTGGCCATTTCATAGCTGTCCCAAAAGTTTGCGGGCAGAGTGATAAGCGCAGGGGCCCGTGTTGCGATTGTCCGGCACGGTCCCATGGGTGCAGTGGATGCACCCACTATCTGGGCGCGGCCAACGGCCGTCGCTTTCCTCTTGGGTGTTCTCGTACATCAACGCCATACGGTTGAGCGCGGTTTCCAATTCATGGATGCGCGTGCCAATGGCATCGACCGCCTTCAGGGCTTCGCCGCACTCCTCGACAACACCGCGAGCGATGGTGCTGCGAGGAGCAAACTCCTGTACGGCCTGCATGCTGCCCTGCGCGCGCGCGAGGGTGGTGCGGATGAAGGCGAGGCTCATGGCAGCACCTTCCCTAATACACGGTCGAGCTCCTCGAGCATCGAGGCGCCACGCGGGCTATAAGCATCGAGCTTGATGCCGTTCGCCAGGGTGCGGGTCGCGATCGGCGTGAGGGGCGGCAGTGGATCGGTCATCGGCAACTGCGGCATGACCGCGTTGATCAGCGTGATATAGCCGCGGCGCCCCTCACGACCCATCAAGGGCAGTTCATCCAGGCCTTCCCGCAGCAGGCTGATCTGCTCGGGGGTGAGATCCAGTTCGAGTTTCATTTTGCCTCCCGGACGCGGTGTGCACCGCCGATGGAAGGACTTTACTGGAATTATTATCCAGCCGTCAAGGATTTGTTATCCAGCCAAGGGTGGAAAGTATTTCCAGCTTGGCTGCTTGCCGCGCAGATCAAGAGGTTTTGCGGGTTTTTTCGGTCGGGAAATGCAGGACCTGCCCGAGACGATAGGGCTCTCCAGTCAGGAACTCGTACGCATCAAGGCCCGTCAGATAGCAGAATGGAATGATGACGTCGTGGGGCATTAGCGACGTTCGCTCCCACTGTCTATACGTATCCCAGCCGATATGTCGCCCAACGCGCTGGCTTAGCAACTCGGCGATCTCTTCATAGGTCCATCCGCGCTTTTCGCGGGCAACCTTCGTCCTCGCGATAATGGCGTCGCGAACTTCACGAGGAGTACCAGGGCGCTTACCGGGCTTGGCCATGCCCGAAATAATTGCACCCGCTCTATATTCTGTCGCTGGAAGCATTATCCTCTCTTGACTGGATTTGTTATCCATCCTATAAGAGAGGAATGCAAGCCCTTCACGACATATTCGGCATCTGGGATCAGAAAATCCCGATCATGGCGGCCGCGATTGGCGCCAAGGTCGATACGGTACGGAAGTGGAAGAGAAGCGGCCGTATTCCAGAGGACTCCTGGCAGGCCGTAATTGATGCCGCTGTCCTACGCGGCCACACATTGACGCCGTCCGATCTCTGGACGGCCAACCGCGCTCCCAAATTGCGTGGTCGACCGGCTCACAAAGTCAGGCCGTTGCGTCGTCGCAGGCGAAAAGAAGAATCTCAGCAGGTGGGTTCGTGACTCCACAGTTCCCTCCGGCTTTGGGCGACATTTCGATTTCATCGAATTTGTACTCTTTTGGTGCGAGCGCCGCAATGAAACAGACTGAAGAAGTCTGTAGCGACATAACATCAGTTAGGAGTACGCATTTGAAGGTTTGGATGTGTGTACTCGGAGTCATCCGAAGACACACACCCGAAAATCAGGTTGGTCTCATTTCCGGTAATGCCCAAATGGTTATCGTCCGTCTGCCTGATGACCATGTGTTTCCCACGCTTCTCGCAAAAGGCATTCGCCGCTTCTGCAGCTTTCACCGCAACGCTCGCTTTGTGCATCGTTCCTGGAGAGCTGGACGACACGATGTAGGAGTCCTTGCCGATCGGCACGATCTGCGACGTCGTGGTGCAGGCTGCCAACAACGCAACCGCAGCGAAAACAGCGATTTTCATAGCGTTCTCCGTTCTTCGAGTTATCGACCGAGCTTACACGAGCTTAAGGGGAGGGCGGCGTGACGCGCGAGACCTATGCGACCACGCGCATCAGCGCTTTTATCGTGCGAGCCGGTTCAACTCGGCCGGGTCGATGCCGGCATTGCGGTCGAAAGACCCGCGTCCTTCAGCAAGCCATCGAGCGCATCTGGCGCAGCCTGCTTCAGCCATTTCATGAACGTGAGTGTGTTGTTGGCGGAGCCGCCGACCGCGATTTTTATCTGACCGTCAAAGTGACATTCGACGATTGACCAATCACCGCCATGAAAAAACAGCGTGATATTGCGGAAGGTACATCTGACGAACTGGTTGTAGTCGAACGTGACTTCAGTGTTCTCAAAGGTTTGGTCTTCGAATCGCATGCGTTTCTCCGTGGTTTGGCGCCCCCCGAACTTTGGCGAGGGAAGGGGGTGCTAAGCCTTAAGCATACGACCTTTTTTTACCCGCAGCCTGTAGCAGGCGCGCAACCCCTCGTCCTAGCAATCGGCAGACCTCGTTGCGCTGCCGTTGGAGGCTTCCATGCGTAGCCCCGTGAAGTATTCGAAGTGGTACCAGCGCGACGAACCGGACCGTGAGGAGATTCATCCCATGGCGGTGCTGGGTCACTTGGTCGGCGTGCTGTTGATGTTGTTCGGACTGATCGCGCTCTGCACATGAATTCCCGCCTCGTCCAGACCAACTCACACGAGCGTGGTGCCCGCAAGGGCCGGGGCGGTTCTATCTGAAATGAAAAACCCCCGGAGGGTGAAGTCCATCCGGGGGTCTTGAGGCACACATGTCGAGTCAAGATCGACGCCAAGTGTCTCTCAAGTTGGCTCGGGCTTCAAGAGAACTGCCCACTCCGCACGGGCTAGGCACGATCTGCCGAACTGGAAGACACAAGTCGCTGGGGAGCGCTGCAATGGGGCGTGAGGGGGCGACGGTAAACAAGCCTCTCAGGTCGCCCCTCCGAAACCCTGCGCATGCGTTGGGGGAGGGGGGGTCTTGGATCCCAGGGACGATCCGTCTGGAGTTCGAAGGCTTAAATCAAGGCTCTCACGAGCAAGCGGTCCACAGAATGAAAATCACGCTGACGGAGAAACAAATCCGGGGATTGGTCCCGTATTACGACCGTGTACAGGCTAGTGCTGTTGCGGGGAACCCGGGAATGCTGGTCGCACAGATTCGCCGTAACGGGGACGGTAAGTGGTGGATGGAGCCGGGCTTTCTCGATCACGCGCATGCGCTGTGCATAACGGAGAAGGGTCAAGTCTGCTCTCCAATGCTTCCTCCCACAGCGCCTGAATCGAGCACGGCACTTCCGAACGCTCGAAGCGCTCCGGATGAGCCAGTAGGTACTGCAGGAAGCGATTCATTAGCGCATCAGTCGCAAGATTCATGCGCATAAGTATATATAAGTGACGGCTAATACTCCAATGGCTCGCCCGCCCTCCTACTTCGAGCGCAAACAGAACCTCTGGACCCATGAACAGATGATGGCCCGACTGAAAGAGCGCTGTCCCCCCATCCGTTCCGAAGCCGTGCAGTCTCCGAAGGAGAAGTCCGTCCTCAAGTGGGGCAGGGCGGTGATTGGGAGCACCGAGGTCAAGACGGAGTGCAGGCGCTACTCCTGCTCCAAGGTCACGAAGGACGGCAAGACCTCGTACGAGCTCTGGAAGGTAAATGAGGTTCCAGAAGGCAGTCCGATGACTCGCTTGCATTTCGGCCTCGACAACTTCCTCCAGGCGCAAAAGCTCGCCCAACAGGATGCTGACAAATGAAATGGGAGAAACCGAACGGCCCGATCCAGCAGACAGCGGACGGCCGCTACCTCATCATGCGCGCGAACTCGCAACATTGGGTCGCCTACCTCCTTGGCTATACCATTGCGAACGACTTGGGCACCCGTGACAGCGACCTGAAGGCTCGTGCTCTGTGCGAAGCCCATGAGGCGCAACTGGCCGCTGCTCACCGGAGGAGCGCGTGATTTCATCCGCTGGCCGTCGTGCCACGCCCAGGCGACCGCTCGAACTTGTTGCATGCTGCATGGATCACTATGGCCAGGACGGCCTGAAGGTCGCGGTCACGATCTCGACGCCCGCTGGAATGCATCGCGAGGTCTTCGACTGTGGACCAACTGCCTATGGGCTGGTCTGCGCGTTTCGGCGCATCGCCGAGTGGCTAGAGTGTGATTACGTGAAGGTCAAAGACGTCGCATGAGCCTGCGCCGATTTGCCAAAAAACGCGACAGCGTCGAGCCGGAGATTATCGCCGCGCTGGAGCGCGCGGGTTTCGATGTATGGCAGCGTGATGAGCCGGATCTCCTCGTGCGCAAACGCGGGTGGCCGCCGGGAATTGTCCAACTGCTCGAGGTGAAGACTGGGCGCGGCAAAAAGCTCACGGTTGCAAAGGATAAGCGCCAAGAGGCACAGCGGAATTTCATCGAGGTAACGGGTACTCCAATCGTTCGCACGCCGTTGGAGGCTCTCAAAGTATTCGGGGTAGTCACATGAATGCGAGTATCGCAATGGTTCTTCCCATTGAGGTAGAGCAACGCAGTATGAAGCTCGATACCGAGCTCCAGGGCGTCAACAGTCTGGCTGAGCGGTACTACCGGAATGTCCGGGAGGCTTCAAAACTGCATCCATTGGAACTGATGCGCCTCTTACACGATGGCGCCGTACTCGGCGGGGTTCTGGGGGAAATGCCGGACGACCAAGTCGCGTTTGATCAGGTCCGTGCGACGGCGCCGAAACGCGAGCGTGGGACCATGGACGACTGGTATACCTCGGGAGGGTCTGCCGCTCAGAAAGCGAAACGCCGCGGCATCGCCCGAGCAACTTTGTACCTCCATTGGCGGTCGGCACTAGGGTATTTTCGCGGACGTCTTCATGAAAAAGGTTTCCACTTGTGAGCGTCCGGAAACTTGATCTCTATCATCCTGATGGGCGCCTTAAGGGCTCGTATGTCTATATGTTGCTCTGTCAGGAGGGGGGAGGCCCGATTTACGTCAAGGCCGGAATGTCAGATCGGCCGACGAGACGCTTTTCATCGCTACGTGCGGGATGTCCTGTTGCTCCCAAGATAATGGCGGTTTGCGAAGTACGTTCGCGCAACCATGCAAAGCGCATTGAGGCTGCGCTTCATCTCGCGTTTCAGCCTTGGCATGCTCATCTTGAATGGTACCGCGTCCCGTTTGAGGATAAGAAGCGGTTCAATTTGTCGTGGCAACCGGTCTTCAGACAATGGAGTGAGGAGGGGTGGAGGCTGGAATGGACTCAGATCTCGGCTCAAGCGCTCGCGTCCCGTCTAGACGCCAATGCCAACCTCTTCAGAAGTAATTTTATGCGCCGTAGTCGAGCCTATCGCGATTTCGCACGCCATCGATCTTGTGAGAGTTAGACGGTAATGCTATTTTGCTACGTACCTTGGGGAAGGTTCCTCAAAAGGTAATCTCCTCCTAGGATCGATCCACTGACGCCCGCATTCGCGGGCGTTTTCATTTCTGGGGATAATTCATGTCGGGACCGACCAATCCAGTCGGCGTCAGCGAGACGCTGCCCACGACGTTTACCGATGGCAGCGCAATCCCGGCGGGGACGATCACGTCGGTCGACTACGGGTATGGCACCTCATCGGGTGCCTATACCCGCGTCATCAACGACACGACGATGAAGACGGTCAATGGGAAGGTCGCCGCGGCCATCCCGACCGATCTGGCCTTCGGCACCTGGTTCTCGGCCGCCCGCACGCGCACGAAGGACGGGGCGGTTGCGCAGTGGGGCAACGAAATCACTTTCACCGTCGCTCCCAAA